GAATACTTTGTGGCGACCTGAGACTCTTGAAGTAAATCTTGCTGGAATGAAGGCGGAGGTTTCCGAAAAACTAGACGGAAGTTTGGGTGTTTTGTATCAATGGATGGGTGAGTATTACATTGCAACGCGGGGATCTTTTGTTTCTGAGCAAGCGCAATGGGCGAATAAGTGGTATCAGGAAAACATGGCCGAAGCGGTTTGGTCATGCAATACGACACCACTGTTCGAGATTATTTTCAAAGCCAATAAAATCGTGGTGGATTACAACTATGAGGGATTGGTGCTTTTGGGTATCGTTGAAAATGATCTTGGTCTGGAGTGGATGCGTCCAGCATTGGAACGCGCCGCCGAAATTAATGGTTGTCGCATCGCGAAGAAGTTTGAAAAGTCACTGGCGGAATGTGCGGCCGAAAACGCGGAAGGCGCTGAAGGGTATGTTCTTCGATATACCGACGCGAGCTTACCCTATCCACTTCGGATTAAAGTGAAGTTTGCGGAGTACGTGCGCCTTCACCGCTTGCTCACAGGTGTAAGCCCGAAAGCCATTTGGGAGTTGCTGCGTGATACAGGATCGGTGGACACGCTTTGCGAGAACGTGCCTGATACTTTTGTGCGGTGGGTTCGTGAGTGGGAATGCCGATTGTTTGCAGATTTTGAAGTGATGGAGATTGATGCGAAGTTGAAGTTTGAATTAATTAAAAGTGAGATTGGAGCAGACACAACACGAAAAGATTGGGCGTTGCGTATTTCAGAATTGCGCGAAGAAATTCGCCCGGTTTTGTTTCGCATGTTGGACGGTCGAACATACGCAGATATTATTTGGAAACGCGTGCGTCCCGAAGTAGTGCAGGGTGACGTTTTCCGCAAAGATCCAGACACGATTGGAGCGTAGATGCCGTACTTACAAGTGATGATTGGGTTGCCGGGTTCGGGAAAGTCCACGCTGGCGCGCGAGTTGATAGTCAAAGAGGGAAACACTGTCCGTGTGAATCGCGACTCGCTGCGCGAGATGTTGTACGCGCCAGCGCAATGGACTGGCAAGCGTGAGGGTGTTGTGGTGGCTGTGGAGCGCCAGGCGGCAATCGCCGCGCTGAGTGAAGGTTATAACGTCATCGTGGACGACACGAACCTGAGCGCCAATAAGCGTGTAGCGTGGGAGCAATTGGCGAAGTCGGTTGGTGCGCAGTATCGTGAGCACGATATGAAAAAGACAGTGGACGAGTGCATACAGTGGGATCGATCTCGTACAATTGGTTCGGTTGGTCGTGAAGTGATTGAGAATATGGCGTTGCGAAATGGTTTGTTGCCGCCAATTGGCGATGATAAAAAGATTGTTATCGTGGATGTGGATGGAACGCTTGCTGATTGCGAGTGGAGAGTTAAGCAGTTTTTGGAAGGCGAGAAAAAAGATTGGGATGGATTCTTTTCTGTTTGTAATTGTGATGAGCCAATTGATACCGTTGTTCGGTGGGTTAAGAAATTAGTTTCGGAACTGCTTATTGTGATTGTTTCTGGTCGTCCGATGGATAAGTGTGGTTTTATGACTCGTGATTGGATGCGTCGCCCAGATGTTAAGATTTTGTATCATCGCATGTTTATGCGGCCAGCCGGCGACAAGCGTTCTGACGTCGACGTGAAAAACGAAATACTCGCGCACATCCTGAAGTGGGTTCGCAAGGATCAAATTGGGGGCGTGATTGATGATCGCCCGCGGGTAGTCGAAGAAGTGTGGCGCGCGGCAGGGATTCGCGTGTTTCCAGTTGGGATGCGTGAAGGTAACTGGTAAGGTCTTCGCCTGATTGACTCCGCCGACACAGCGCGCAAAATTGAACAGAAGTAGATGGGTATTGCGGTAGAATGTGGCGAATGTTGAAATCCAAATTTGGACGGAGGAAAAATCATGAGCACTGAATATCGTTGCGAGTTTGACGGACGAATGCACGTTGCGGCGGACGGAGAAAAACCGTTGATGGTGGACGGCAATCGCGTTTGCCCGGCGTGTCATCACACTCATCGCGGAGTACCAGCAACCGGGCCGATACCGAAACCGCCGTCGCCGTGGGCGATGAAGGGTACACGCAAGAGCGGCGTGAAGGCCGGCGTGGTGCATGGCAGCGAAGGCGTCGGTCGCCGCGAGCGGCCGGTGGAAAGCTACGAAGAAATGCAGCGGCGCGTGGAAGGTACGCAGAATCAGGAGACGGAACATGTTACTCAGCGAAGCACTGATGATCGGGACGGTTTTGGCGGACCCAAGAAACCTGGACCCGCTGTTGGTGCTAGTTTTGAGAGCGGAAGAAAGCCAGTCGGTCCAGCGGTCTGACACGGCGGATCTGGTCACTGAATTTATTCACAAGTGGCCGTGGTCGGTTTGTTTCAAAGTCGTCGGCCCTGACTGGTCGAGTCGCCGCATGACGCTGGCAACTCCGGCGGAGCATTTCGGCGCGATCTTTGCGGACGAAGTGCGGACTGGAAAAGTACAGCTCGAGCAGTTGGTGAGTTGGATTCAGTTGTTGGAGAATGCGATCGAGGTTGAAGTGGTTTGAAAAAAGTAACCGGCGTCGGGGGCGATGTTCCCGGCGCCGGTCGAGGCATAGAGGAAAAAGATAACAGTTTGCCTTCCTGAATTATCGCGGTCAACGAAAAACTCCCCAAGTGTGCCGTTGAGGTATAATATATTTCGGGCGACGGTACGGCACGGCAAATCAACGTCTGGTCGAGGACGGATAACGTAGTGAACTCGGCAACGAGGCCGCTCGACAAGTCGCCCAATTAAATAATTTTGAGGGTTTATGAAACACCACTACAATCCGCATTTCAATTTGTTTGCTGAAAAACTTTCACTCGCTACTGGTGTGCCTGTCCCCGAAAATCCTGTTCCTACGGTGTACCTTCCACGCGAAATACATAGACGAAGGCGAGCCTTATAAATCTCGATTCAACGAATCACTGACAGATCATTGTTGGTTTTGCGGCGTGAAAACAAAGCGTTGTCCTTATGGGTGTATTCCCAAAGGGTATCGCGATATTCACACTTTGCGAACGCGCGACCATTTGTTTCCTCGTTCAAAGGCGAAGGTGGATGGAAATACATCCGTTGAAACTGTGACCGCTTGCCATCGTTGCAATTCAATGAAGGGCAATCGCACGCTTGAAGAATTTCGTGCGTTGTATATTATGCTCACCGGAAATTCTGACTATTTGTTTCACGCTGAAAAATTCGGGGCGTAGGAAAGCGGTTTAATCCGCCTGTTTTGGGAACAGGAGATCGTGAGTTCGATCCTCACCGCCCCGACCAATTTTCAAGTCCAAATTTGGACGCTTGCGAAAGCGCGCGCGCGCGAGTAGAGTGGCGGTGTGTCCCAAGTAGTCATCGGCCAACTACTTCAGAAACCTTACCTGCCGCAGTTCACGCAGCCCGGCGGGATTGGCACACCCGTTGTCCCTCAACAAGAAGAAAATAATAATCAGGGCATGTTTCAGCCGGGGTGTGGGCATTCGATCATGGAGTACGACGTGCGGTGCATGGAAGTGGATGGGGAACCTGAAGCGCCATCGGCCGTTGTTTGCTGTCCGTTGTGCGGATACGTGCAGACGATTATCACGCCTTTTTCGGAGTTTTTGGACATGGATTTTTTACTGGCATGATCGAAGACCCGCGCGAAGTCGTGAAGTGCGCCAAATGTTTACTCGTCCAATTTCGGACGCGCGAGAGCAACTGCCGCCGGTGTCTTAAGGCGTTGCCACCACCAAAGAAGTTAGAAGCTAAAATAGAACCCGCCGAAGAAAACACCAAAAAACCATACCGAGAACTTAGATTCGCGGAAAACTTGCGGTTGCTTCGCGTGGCGTCGGGGTGTGATCAGGGCGAGTTCGCGACTCGGTTGCGTACTCACAGGACGTATGTATCGCGGCTGGAGAATAGCGATAACAGTCCGAGCCTGGAAATCTTTGAGCGCCTTTCTGAAGTGTTTCATATTTCGATTGCCAATTTGATGACGCCGAATTTGGGTGGGTGGTTTTTCGAGGATCCGGCGATGGTGGAGATAGCGTGGTTGCTGCCGAAGCTGAACGCCAACAAGCGCGCGCTGATACTCTCCGCGATAATCCAAAAAGCGGATGAGATGAATAAAATTAGGAAGCGCAATAATAAGTTTGCTCGCCGTGGGCTAACCGTGGTAAAACAGCAAGCACCGCATGACGAAGCCAACCAAGACGCCGCTTGCTTTGCCGGGGATGGAACCGACCGGCGACTACCCGCCAGAAATCCAGCAGATCATCAAGCTCTTAGATCAGCTTGACGGGCACTACATTATTCACTTTGCGGATGTGGTGGTAGGTGATCGGCATCAATCGGGTTTGGCGACGAACCTTGTTGCGGTGAATGAAAAGGGTGAGCCGCAGAAACCTTCGCTTGGAATGTTTGTGGATTTCATGTTGCGGATTCAAGGGGAAGCGGACAGCACGACGGAGTTCATGGTGTCGACGAAGGGTAAGCGCCACGAAACTCCGCTGAATAAAAACACGAAACCAAGCTAGAAAGGAAAAACGGCGATGGATAAGTTTATTTACACGAATGTATGTAGGGTGCACGGACACCAAATTGTTTTTTTGGATGCGTCCAAAAAGGAAGCTGATGGAAAGTTTGCTGCGAATCCTTTGGTAATTTGCGCGAATTGTGGCGCGGAGTACCCATTTGTTGATGTAAAGCCGGCGCGCACGTCCGGGCCAAGCGGTAAGCGAAGGCCGAAGCCGGAAGTCGCCGCCGACACGCCGAGTGCCGAAAATCCGCCGGCCGCTGAATCTGGCGCGGAAACCAATCTCAACGATCTCGATAGTCCAGGAGCAAACTAAATGCCAGTTCCATCACTCGCACCATTGCAAGTCCCGAATCTGTTGTGCCCTAACTGTTGCAAATTTATGCGGATAGCGATTATCCGGCAAGGCAACGGGAAGGTGGCGAGTCCAACCGTGAAAGCCTACTGCGACACGGACGGCTGCATGTACACGACGGAAGTTAACTTGTCGCACTCCAACGGAACGTCCACGGCGAAGTACGAAAAGCCGGATACGAATGTCCGTAAGCTGGAAAGTTTAGTGACTGCGACTTTGTTGAAGTCGGAAATCGAAGCGCTGGAATCCGCCAAGAAACCGACGCCGGGAATTGTGGGCGAAGGCACAAAAGCGTGAGTCTCGCCGATTTAGATTTGCTCGACGTCATGTCGGAAGATGTTGTGGAGTTCAATCAGAAAGGGTGTCGAGTTCGGATTGAAGCGTCCAAATTTGGACGCCCTTTTTGGATTGTGCCGGATGGCGATAGGTTCACGCGCGCGGGTGAGGCGGTTTTTCACGCGAGCGAAATTCGCAAGCTGATGGAATACACGGAGTGCGCGTTTGAAGTGGCGATGATTAAATCAAAATTTCCAGTGGAGATTGGGGAGATCGTTCATGCAAGATAAACTTGGAAGGACGCTGGTGCCGGGGCAAACGATTCTCGCCGGTGGATTGCATCTTGACTCGCCGATAGAAGCAGAAGTTTTGGAAGCCAGCGAGTTGATTAAAAACCCGAACGATCCGAATTCCATGAAAGAATTGGTTATGAACGTGAGAATCGTTTTGCCGATTCCCCGGCAGTTCAACAAGGTCGCGAATGTTTGGATTGTGAAGGAACCAGAACCAAAGGAACCGGGAACGCCTGCAGCTCCACCGCCGGGGCCACGTCTAATCTCAGAAAAATAGGTGAATCGTGAACCAGATTCTATTAGGCGTTTTTCTTGGCGTGCTCGGACTTGGGGTTATCGCCTTCCTTCTCGCTGCGTTGTTATCGGTACGAAAGCTCACAACTGAAATATCGTCCCTACGCGTGGACATGCACGATTCCGTGAATGTTTTGCGCGACGTGTTGATGGTCGCCCGGCCACTCAAGGAAGTAATTGAGGACAGCATTGAAGAGTTCGCTGACCGCATGGCGGACTCAACCAAAGAGCTGCGCGGTGTTGCACGCATTGGTTCTGCGCTGGAAGGCCACACGGAGCAATGCAAAGAACTGGCCGTAGTCGGTAAGGATTTCATCAAGCATTCCCACGCGTTGACGGCGCTACTTGGATCGGTTTACGGGATTTTGGTTCGTCCGGGGATGCAGCCGCCACCGGAGCATGTGGATATTCCGAAACCCGCCGCAGAGATTGTTGAACCTACCGCTGTACCAAAGCCGGTTGACACGCCGGAGCCGCCGCCGCAAGAAGCTGGTGAAGATTTTTCTTCGTTCCATGCGTTTTCGGAAAAGGATGCCGCGGTTCGGGAAGCCGAAGCCGAAGCGAAGCGGTCTGGTGCTCCGATTGCCGAAGATCCAGAACATCCGGTCCCGGCAGAGCAAATGAAAAGTGGTGGAAACGTCTAGTGCCAAAGAACACCACGTCCGCTATTACACGCGCGCGCGATGATGTAGTCGCTTCCGGTAAGGATCCGGTGTGTCAGTGGAGATTCGCCCGATATAAGGGTGGACAGACGATGAAGAGTATTGCTACTGAGGACGGCGTGAGTTTGTCGGTGGTGCGGGACAGCATTAAAGATGTGGCAATGTTCAATTCGATGTTCAATGAAAAGTTTCTTCAGGCTGGCGAAATCCAGATGCTTGAGGAGCTTCGAGGTTTGAAGCGTTTGGCGATTGAAGGTGCGTTAAAGGCGGAAACGGTTTATCGCGACCCGGAAACAAATAAGGAGATTGCGCGGGAACCGAATACCGAGGCGCAGTTGCGCGCGGTGGAGATCTTGAACGAAGAGTTGGCAACGATTGTTGGTAGCCACAAAGGGCCGGGAATTGCTGTCAACGTAAACCAGCAGCAGAACAATAACAACGTGTCCGCGTCGGATGCCGGCATGAGTTTTGAAAACGTGCTGCGGAAGGTGCAGGCGAAGCGTAGTAAGAATCTGGAATTGCCGGCCGCAGCGCCGGAACAGCTTCCCCCGCCATCGCGAAACGCATTGGAAGATTTGGACATAGAGATCGAACCGGAGGGGGTTGAGGTTGAAAGTAGACCGGAAAGATCCGTATCTCAATGAGGCCATTGAAGTACTCGATCGCCATATTGAACGTGCAAAGGGAGATTCGCGCCTTGCATATACTTATCTTTCCAAAAGCGAAACGGATTTTGTCATTCAGGAAGTTGAGCGCTGCCTAGATTTCCGCTATTACTCCGAAAACTACCACGTCATCCAATCTGAATTTGAAGGTCTGAAGTGTCTTTTTCCGTGGTGGGAAAGCCAAGAAATTCTTTACGGTTACGTTCTTGAAGAGCAAGCCGCTGGCCGGCCTGTAAAACTCTTAGTGTTGAAAGCGCGCCAAGAAGGAATTTCTGAATTTTCGCAAGCGATGCTTTTTCACAAAACGATCTTCACTGAAGCCTGTAACACCCTTATCGTTGCGCAAGAACCAAAACAGTCCGACTACATTTTTGGTAAGTCCCGAAGCGCGTTGAGTGCGTTGCCGTGGTGGATGCGACCTGAAGTACGGTATGAGGAAGCCGGGTATCAAATTGTTTTCGACCGTCGCCGCGACATCGATCGCATGATGGATCCTGGACTGCAATCGAGAATCATTGTTGAGTCAGCAAATAAAATGTCGGGAGTTAGCGTTGGTAAAACGATTCGTGCCTGCCACTTGACTGAGTTGGCCGAGTGGTACAACCCTGGCGTTTTTTCTCAAGACATCAACCCGACCATGAATGCGCCGGATCTTCTAGCGATTGCTGAGTCCACGGCAAAAGGGCGCACCGGATTTTGGTATCGGTATTACAAGGCCGCGATGAAATCAAACATCGACGGATGGCGTGCGGTGTTTATTGAATTCTTCCGCGTGAAAAAGTACTCGCTGCCGATTCCAAAGGACGTAAAGTTTGAGCTTACTGAAGATGAGGTCAAATTACGCGAGAAGGTGAAGAAAGAAGCCAGCCACGTTTTGACGAATGAGCAGTTTTATTGGCGGCGGGAAAAGATCAAAGTATTTATTGCGGCCGATGGTGATGAGTGGAAATTCTTTGAGCAATATCCCCTTAACTGGGTAGAAGCATTTCAGAGCAGCGGGCGGTGTGCGTTTGATCGCCGCAAACTTCAGAAGATGCTTGAGACGCAATGCGTTCCGCCAAAGTGGTACGGCGAAATTAGTTTGGATAGGGATAAGGGAAAGATTCGTCCAGCGGTTCGGTTGACGGAAGTTAGTGATGGAAGTATTGTACCGCCCGCTGAGTTTTATGGATCTCGCTTGTACGTTTGGGAGCAGCCCGAAGATGGAGCTGAATATTATTTGGGTGCCGACGTTGCCGCTGGAATTGTTGGCATGGATTATTCATGTGCTCAAATCTTGAAGATTGGTCGCGGTCTGAATCCGGACGTGCAGGTTGCTGAGTGGCATGGGTGGATCAACCCTACGCCGTTTGCTGGCGTAGTTGCCGCACTTGGATATTGGTATCGTACTTGTGAAGTTTCGGTTGAGGGTAATAGCGACGTTGGCGGTATGACCAATCAAGAGCTGATGCGTGTTATTGAGTATCCGAATATTTTCCTCTGGAAACACTACGATAAGGTCAAGAATTTCGTGACATCGTTTTTCGGGTGGTACACCAATCGTAAGTCGCGCGGCCAGTTGATTACAGCGTGGAAGGAAGCGATTGACGACGGAACGATCATAATTCGCAGCGAAAATCTAATTGATGAGTGTTTGGATTTTACGAATGAAGATGGTGGAAAGCGTTTTGAGGCTGGCGAAGAAAACGACGACCGATTATTTGGGGGGATGATTTCCCGTTGGTGTGCTCACGATATGGATTGGGGTATGGAAAACTCGCGTCCAAATTCGGACGGAGAAGAGGAAACACCGGAGCAGAGGGCAAGGAAGAAGCGCATGGATTACGCGAACACAGAATACTCTCCGCTGTTTGATGGCGCGCACCGTAAAACTGGAAAAACTTCAGCGCCGACAAGCGTGATACAGATTGCCGACGCGGTGGCGGAAAACTATTTCAATTCTAGGTCGAGTTCGGGTACGACTGCACCTGGCGATGATTGGAAGTTAACTTGAGGAGGAAACGGCGATGGGAAACGTAACGCACAATATTGGATGTCCAGATTGTCGGGATCAGGGTAAAGGCGATGTTCGTTTGCAGACGCGCGAAGAAGGCGGTGGTGGGTATTTCTGTCCAAACGGCCACAAGTTTATGGACATGGGCGAATTGAAAGACCGTAATCCGAAGATGTTGAAGTTTCAAGCGCCATTGCCGCGGCCGATGGAGAATGCGAAGGACTTGAAACTTACCATGCCCGGCGATGCGCTGGAATTTCTCAATAGCAAGTTTGGCACGAGACTTAATGCGGCGGCGACTGCTATGTTGACGGCGATGGCCGATCCTGATGCGTTCATTGTGGATACGATGAGTGTGCATCGCCTGATGGAGCATTTGGGGGCGAAGCCGACGAGCGGCGAAGCTCTTGTTGGTATGGTGTTTTCGATGAAAACCGACCGGGATCAATTTCGCAAGGAACGTGACGAATTGAAGGCTGGCGGGAAGGTTTCCGGTGGCGAAACCAGCGGTAAGGGACTTAAATTGGATTTTGAAGTTGACCAAATTGTTGCCCTTTCTGAAATAGCAAAGCGAAAATCACTTTCAATTAAAGAATATCTGGAGCAGTATTTGAGCGTTGCGATCCGAGATGGTTGGCTAACCTAAAAATGTCATCGTCGCCATTCCTTCCCGAAATTCCACAAAACCCGGCTGACGCCGCGAAGGGCGACGCTCTCGCCAAAGTAAAGGCGTGGGAAGCGCGCACAAACCTTTGGCTTGAAGGCGCGTATGAAGAAGCCAAGTACGAAGTCGCGCAGAACGAAGACGTCAAAGACCAAAACCGTTACATCGAGTATTTCATGGGCAAGCAATGGCCCGGCGCCCGTCCGACCTACCGATCGTCCCCGGTAGACAATCGCGTGTGGCGCTTGGTGTGGGAATTGGTTTCGCTGCTCACGGATATTCGCCCCACGTTTGAAGTTCGCACAGGAAACTCGGAATACTCAAAGCACGCGGATATCGTGAACAAGACGATGCGATCGTGGTGGCTGAATTCCGATTCCGACATGATGCTCGCGTTCATTATCCTGTACTCGATTCTGACAACCGGGTACGGCAAGCTCGCGTGGAATCCGGATTTGCGGCAAGGAATGGGCGACTTCAATTTGCTGCCGATTGGCCCGCTTGGGCTTTTGCCGTTGAAGCCGGTTAACAGCTTGCAGTCGTCGCAAGTGGTGATTGAGGACACGGTAAAACCGCTTGGATGGGTAAAGAAGCGCTTCCCGATAACTGCGGCGAATTTGAGGCCCGACGTTGAACTTTCCCGCTATTCAATTCCTTCGCAAGCGCCCGCTCATATGGCGCAGGCATCGTTTGAATTACTGTCTCCGCAAATGCAGCGTGTGATTGGTGGACCGCCGCAAGCAATGGCGACATCATTCCCGATGGTTCGTTACCGGGAATTCTGGACACAGGATTGGACAGTCAACGAATCGAACGTGATGGTCACGGTTGGTCCACCGGATAAGAACTGGTCGTACAAGGTGAAGCCGGGTGAGTTGCTGTATCCCCGCGGGCGACTGTTCATCAAAGCTGGCCGGGATCTGTTGCACGATGGCCCGAATCCTTACTGGCACGGGATGTATCCATACGAAGCGGTGCGGTTGAATGCGGTGCCGTGGCAGTTTTTAGGCGTTTCAGAATTACGTCCGCTTCTTCCTTTACAAGATATTATCAACAACACTCTCGCTGGCGTGCTCGACATGATTCGCAAAGCGGTGAACCCGCCGTTCGTTGCGCCAAAGAATGCGTTCTCTGATTCCGTGATGACGTCGCTTGACTGGTCGATGCCGGGAGCGAAAGCAACGTACAGCCAGCTCGCGCAGCACAAACCGGAATGGATGCAGGTTCCACAGTTGCCGGCATTCGTGATGCAGGTTGTTCAAATGGCATCGCGCGAGATGGATCAGTCTTCGGGAGTTGCGGCCGTTGACGAAGCCGTGCGAAAGAATCAGGTACCCGGCGGTGATACGCTTGAGCAAATCCGCGAGACAAAACAAACGCCGGTTCGTTTGAAGGGCCGCAATATTGAAGTCTTTCTGCGTACGTTGGGGCAGATGCAGGTATTCAATGTGTTCCAATTTTACGGTGTCCGCCGGCGCATGTTTATGTTTGGGAATGAAGGTACGGTGCCGGAGGATTTTGATTGGGATCCGGACACAATGGTTCCCGCCGGCAAGGATCCAATTGAATTTGCGCGAAACTTTAGTTTCCTGATTCAGCAAGGTTCGTTACTCAACGTGAATCGCGTTGAACGCGCGGCGACGTTACAGCGGTTGCGCGTGATGAAGGACATCGATCGTCGCAGCTTATACGCCGGCTTGGATGTTGGTGTGGATGTTGATGAAGTCGAGAAGAATTTGAAGAACGAGCAACTTGAGCAGGCTGGTATTATGGCGCAGAGCCAAATGATTTTGAAGGCTGCGCAGGTTGCCGCGGCGCAAGGCGATCCAAAGACTGCGGCGATTTTGCAGGCGCTTGTAAATATTGGCGCGCCGCCGATTACGGTGACAGATGAAAACCAACAACAGGTGGGCGCGTAATGGCGTTTCTTTATAAAGGCGATAATGAGCTTGAGATCCAAGAACAGACGCGTGTGCCTGATGAGGTTTATGATGCGTTTGTTGGATTCTTGCGTGCGGCTGATAAGCCTTCCGGAAATATTACGATTGATTTTAAGAATGGCGGAATCGCTGGTGTGAAATCGACGGTGACAAAAATCCTAAAGTAACTTTTCAAGCACAGCGGTTTGTTGTAGATTGACGCAACATACGGTTTGCTGTTTTACTCAATTCGCACAACGGCTCCGAGTCGGATTCCTGAAAGGGTCGATCCGAAATTAGCCCAAGCGCCAAAAGCGTTTGGGCTTTTTGTTTTTGGGAGAGAGATGGCAAAGAACTGGATTGCGAAAGCGGTTTCAAAGCATCCTGGATCCTTTAGTCGCTCTGCCGAAAAAGCGGGGAAAAGTACATCAGCCTTCGCACATGAACATGAAGGTGATTCAGGGAAAACTGGAAAACGGGCACGTCTTGCACTAACACTCATGTCAATGCGCCACAAAGGTTCCCGCCCGAAATCAGGGCGCAATTCTAATCGGGGGTCGTCGCGATGAAAGAACACGAAGAGAAAAAGGAAGAGCGCAAGGAAGAAAAGAAGGAAGAGCGCAAAGAAAAAGGCAAGCGCCACGGAAAACGCGAAGGCAAGCGCCATGAAGGACGTTCCAGCGGTCGGCGCTAAGTAGTCCAATTTTCTCGTTGTCAGTTTGGGATCTTGATTTCACCCGGAGGGCTTATCATGTCGGTCGAAAAAACACCGCGGGACAAGGGTTACGAAGGTCACGGGGAAGACAGCAAATTCCCGAATCTGGTTTCCAAAGGTACGGCGCAAATGGTGGGAACTGCGTCGCCGCTTGCGGAGAACGCAACCAGCGTGAACTCGAAGACGCCGACGATGGAACACGGCGCCGGCGAACGTATTTAACGCGTCCAAATTTGGACGCCGTGAGGCTTGATGTCAGCAACCGGTCCCCAACTTGAAAATCCGCCACCGATGTCGCCAAGTATTCAGGCGCAGATGGGTGGCAGCGGAGGCGGTGCAACAGCCGCAGTCGCGAAGGGGATTGCTGATCGTGCAAAGGCAGCACCGGGTCCAGGCGGTTCAACGCCACCGGATTTGCAAAGCACGATGGCCGCGCATCCACAAGGCGCGCTTCTTACGATGGCAGAGGCCACGCGCAAGGTTGCGCAGCAAATGGCGCGCATGAATCCGAAGTTCGCGCCGTATGCGCAGCGAATGATTCAGATCATGGATCAGGGTATGGGAGAAGTTACCGGAGAGAATTCGTCCGGGGCTTCTGCGGGGGATGGAAGTAATGGTCCGGCGTCCGCGAAGCCACCGCAGGATGGTGGTCAGTCGTCGCCGAATCCGGGGTTTCCTGGCTAAAAACCAGCGGAAGGGACCGCAGCCCGTTGCCTGATTGACGGGAAGGTTCCGCAGCCAACGGGGAGAATACGAACATGGCATTGCCAAAAGAACTCGAAGAAATGATCGCTCTTTTACCGGCCGATGATCAGGCGACGATGCGTACGCTTGCGGAAAAGAATCAGGTTGTGCGGGAAGGATATTTGCGGCAGGCGGATTACGATCGCCGACAGAATGAATTGAAGGCGGAGAAGGCGGCAGCAGCAGAGGCGCAAAAGAAGGCTGAAGCTGAAATCAAGAAAAATCAGGATTGGTTTAAGGAAAATGACGCTCGCAACAACAATAACATTGCCGAGCGTAACAAATTTTTCAATGAGGCTACGGAGTTGAGATCGAAACTGGAAAATGCCGAGCGTGCAGTTGCCGCCGGCGGTACGGGTGCCGCGGACTCCAAAGTAATTATGGATGCGGTTGAAGAGCGGTTCAAGAAAGCGCCGTATCTGAGTGACGCGCAAGCCCGCGCGATTGTGGCAGAGGAAACAGCAAAGGCGGTAGCTGCTGCGCGTGAGCAGTTCACCACGCAAACCATTCCGGCCATTATCAATTACAACTATGAAATATCAAAGATCATGCTCAAGCATGACAAGGAATTTGGCGAAGAATTCGATCGTGAAAGCTTCTTGAAATTTGTTACGGAAAAAAATCTTGAGAATCGTGCGCCGCAAGATGTTTACGCTGAATGGGTTGCGCCGCGCCGGAATGAAGCGAAAGAGAAGAAATTGGTTGAGGACACCGAGAAGCGTGTACGGAGCGAGCGTGGCGTTCCCGGTGTTGGCGAAAGCAGGGAAGGATTGACGCCGGGTTCCGCGCCGGAAGATGGCGCGATGGTGGAATTCATCAAGCGCAGCAACGCCAATAAGACCAATGGCGCGGGCTATGGCGCGGCAGAAGCGGCAAACGCGCTTCGAGCTGAAGGAAAGATATAAATTTGAGCGCGCGATGGAAGGGCCAGCGGCCCGCAGCCTGAACGCGTACAGGGAAAAGTAGCAGACGAATAAATCTGATTTTTGGAGGCTTGCCTTGAGTTTGACCTACGATGACCTTACCAGTAAAACAAATAGTTTCATCGTCCCGAAGCTGGTCGATGAAGTTTACAAGTCCTCTCCAATTTTCGTTCGTCTGCGCACGCAAAATGCGGAGAAGTTCGAGGGCGGGACTTCAATTCGGCAACCGATCATGTACGCGGAGTTGAAGGGCGCTGCGTTTACTCGTGGCGGAACCTTTGACATTTCGTACGTCCAGACCGATACGGCGCTGGAGTTCCGGATCAAGTATTACTACGTCAATGCCACGCTGTACGGCACTGACAACGTATTGAACCGCGGCCCGGAAGCCGCGATGTCGTACGTCGAATCGAAAATGGTCAACGCGGCCGGCAAGATGGCCAAGTTGATTGCGACTGATTGCTTCCTGGACGGCCAGGGAACACTCAGCTCGACCATCTCGCTCGACGGCTTTACCGCCGCGATCGATGACGGCACAAACTATTCCACTTACGGCGGGATTACCCGCACGGATATTGCAACCGGCGCGAACGTCGGTATCAATGCCTACTACGCTTCGGTCCCAACCCTTTCGCTCGCCGCGGTGCAGACCGCGTACGGCGCGACATGGTTCGGTAACGAGCGTGTGGACTTGATGCCCACCACGCAAGCTGTTTGGGACATCCTCTGGAGCAAGATTCAGCCGCAACAGCGCTTCAATGAGGAAACCACGGACGTTGCCAAGATCGGCTTCCAATCGCTGCGCTACAACGGCGCCAGCGTTGTCGTGGATCAGTACGCGCCAACGGGCGTGCTCTGGTTCATGAACACCAAGTACATCCAGTTCTATATTTCCACCATGCGGAAGTATCAGTTCGGCTTTACCGGATGGAAGGAAGCGCAGAACACGGATGACGTCGCCGGCCAGTATTTGTTTGGCGGCAACATGGTGGTCAGCGCGCCGCGCTTGATGGGCCAGATCGCTTCAATTACGGGCTAGTTTCGTCGTCTGACGAAGAAAAAGGAGAATATCGGACATGGCAAATTCAATCATTGCTCAATCTTTGCAGACGATGGAGATCTCGACCGGGAACGTTGCAACGGTCAATGACGCTTACGTTTCAAACGTGGCGTCGTACAACGGGCCGCAGGCGGGCGCACTTAACCCGCTTGGCGGTGCGATGTACCTGACCGACACAAGCGCTCGCCGGTTGAAGTACCGCTACGTTCGCCTGAATTGCACCGCGCCGCCGACATTTATCGTCGGGCCGGTGTATTGGAAGGACAACACGTACACGGTTGTTACGGCGCTTTCTTCGGAGGCGCTGTACGGGATCAATTCGTTTGCTGGCGTGTTGCTTAACGTCAACGCGACGAATGGCAACTACGTGTTCATCCAAACCGCCGGGCATTTGGGCGGGGTTGTGGTCGCAGCGTCTACGGCCGCGGGTGACGCAATTATTCCAGCAACCGGCACTCAGCTTTTTGGTCGTACAGCCGCAAACACCGCACCGACGAACATTGTTGCTGCGTGGGCGGAAACGGCGATCGCGAGCTTGAAGTCCGACATCAACATCTGCGTCGAGCAGTAAAGGGAGGAATACGTGGCACTTACTTTTACCAAAGTCGCAGACGCATATGACGTTTGGGGAAAAACACGCGCATCTGTTTACGACGTGACCCTTGACGCAAGCTATCCAGCAAACGGATACGCTATCACACCGGCCAATGTTGGCCTTCGGACAATCGAAGGCGTGATGTTTGTCGGTAGCAATCTTGCTGCCGGATCTGGTGGATATATTTTAGAGTGGGATGTTGTGAACGGTAAGCTGTTGGTTTTTTGGCCGACGAATGCTACGCCCTCAGAAGGGCCAGGTGTTCAAGTTACGGCCGCAACAGATCTTCATACCGTTGGGCAGCGGTGTGTGTTTTTGGGTAACTAAACATCTCGCGTCCGAATTTGGATGCGACCGTGAGCTAAAACGAGGCGCTCTCTGCGGAGACGCCTCGACTCACTTAGGGGGCTTCAAATGGGTATGTCACCGGGTGGCGGAATCATGCCGGGCACGGATCCGAATATGAATTCCGGTTCCGATGGTCCAATGTCTCCGGATCAGTCCGGAAGTTCCGCTTCGCAGGCGAGTTATCAGGCACCGCGTAGTCCAAGTCCTCGAGTCCGCGCGCCGAAGTCGAATACGCCGCGCGCGCCACGAATGAAAAAGGCAATGGGATCGTCAATGCGTAGTTCAATGAAACGAATTGGCAAGCCACGGATGCGGACGGGAATTTCCATTCGTCCACCGAGCGGGCGGCGGTAGTGGCAAGGACATCGAATCCCCGCGCCGGCTTGCTGCGTTCTTTGTCGCGCGGCTTGGCGCGTCCAAAGGTTCGGGCAACGCCGGCAACTAAGCAAGCGCGTGCATCAAGTAAGCGAGAAGCATTGAGTCAAGAAGTGGGGCGTTCGCTTCAAACTGCGACGAGCTAACCCCACGAAAGGGAAGCGCGATCGCCAATGCCGGCCTCAGCACTAACTTCAATCCTGCCTAACGCGCAACCTGCGTCCACTCAATTAAATGCAGCGAAAATGTGGGGAGAATTAAGTGAGTGGAATCCTGATGCGCCAATAAATATCGTGAAAAGGATGGTCGCGAATTCCTACCGTCAGATCATTGATCGCCGGCAGTGGTATGGAACACTGGTCAAGGGGCAGGTAGTTGCACCGCAAGCGGTAACTGCGGGATCTGTGCTCGCGACTTTAGGCGACACCACAATCATCGGCACGGGCACATCGTGGGACATTACGATGGTTGGCCGGCAATTTCGGATTGGTTTTGGGAATCCGATTTATACGATTACCGCCGTCGATCCTGTTTTGCAAACTCTGGATCTTGATTTGCCGTGGGGAGGAAAAACTCAATCCGCGCAAGGCTATCAGATTTTCCAGAATCTTTTTACGCTGGATCCGAATTGCAAAAGCATCTATCAGATGGTGAATCAGCGGCAGGGATATTCGCTGAAGCTCCATATTCCGCAAGACGTTCTGAATATCTACGACACTTGGCGGACGACGACTGGGTGGACGTATTACGAGTCCGATCGCGAACCTGCGCCGGATGGCTCGCCGCAAATTGAGCTGTACCCGGCGCCGACATTTCAGCAGTCGTTTCCTTTTTGGGCTTTTTTGCAGCCGGGAGATTTGCAGGCACCGAGCGACTATCCTTTGGCATACATTCGTTCGGATGTGATTGTTCTTGGCGCGATCGCTGACGTGCTTTTGTTTCGCGGCAAGAATTCCAAGTATTACGACCCAAACACATCAAACATTTATAGGCAGCGCCAAGAGCAACAAATACAGATAATGGAGCGGGCCGACAATAATCTTTTGCAGCAGGACTTGCGGTGGGAGTTTGAGAAGTTCCCGATGACGCAGTTTGGGGCAAGTTTTTATCAGTCACATGATTTTTAGGAGGCTGACGTGAAGAAAGAATCGAGCAAGTCTGGTTATCCGCGGCCGTTAGGCGGGCCTGGCGCATCGCCGGCGAAGGGGAATCAGGCAATCATGCTGATTCATTTGCGCCCGATGAAGGGTGGGCCAAAGTCCAAATCTGGACGCATGGTGACTGGACGCGCTTGCAAGGGGCGATAGATTTTTAGAAGTGATAGTAAAACAAGGAGGATTCAAATGACCGGACTGGTATTTCCTTTCATGCTTGTGGCTTGTTTGTGCTTTTTGGGAGCGGTATTTCAATATAACCCTAATCCACCGAATCCGTCTCCGTGGTATGGATACGGTCGGTTGATTTCGTTGGGCCTGTTTTTTTATGTCGCAGCGGAAGCGATCGTTCACTACAAGGGGTAGACATGGCAAAGAGGAAACAGGCTGAAAGGGCGATTGGCGTTCCTACCGTGACCGGCAAGGGTGTGACTTGCCGCGGTTGCGGAGAGAAAAACATGATGCGCTATAAGATCGTGCCGGGCGCGGGAGATTTTTGTTACAACTGTGCGCCGCGCGCGAAGCGGGATCCAAAGAGCACGTTCCCGTTTGTGACGACTAACATCAGCGGGAAGTCGATCGAAGTTCAATCGTTGCGCCATTTGCGTCAGCTCGAAGCGCAACACGGCGTGCAAAGTTTTGCGTACAACCAGGACCATCCTGAGACTCGCGAGAGTGCTCGGGATTAAGAAGGGGATTATGGCGAAAATTAAAGGCACGGGAATTGATTTGGTTGGAACTCCGGACGCGATGCGGAATCAGTTCAACCGCATTCCGGACGAAGCGAAGGATTGCTACAGCGATTCGCGAGGCGCGTATCAGGGTGAATCTCCGATCGATGTGATTGGCATTCGCCGCACGAACGCGATTGAGTTGCGCTCGGACATTGAAACTGAGACGGGATTGCAGCGTCCAATTTTGGACGAGCGCCATCCAGCGGAGTTTATCGTGAACACGAACACAAAGGGCGGAAGCGATCCGACGCGCGGGAGGTAATCATGGCCGTAGCATCTCGAAGTGGAATTCAGGTGACACTCGCAGCGGCAGGTACAAAATACCAGCTATCCGCGTTGCTCGCCGCGATCGATGCGAATGCGGCCACAAAGTTTCGTCGCCTGCAGCTTCAGTCTGATCCGACCAACGGTGCAGCTCGAGTCCTTGTCGGTGATTCAAATATCAGCACGACAAGATATGGCTACAAACTTTTGGCCGGGGATTTTGGGCCTGTCTATCAGGATGTTGTGCCAAGTTTTCCAACGCAGGATATGTGGCTTCAGGCAGATACCAATACTACATTGGTGAATGTCGAAGGACTCGCGTGATGAAAAGAATCTTGTTTGCTATTGCGGCCTGTGTTTTGTTTGCGTGTGGGTTAAGCGCGCAGACAACGCATACGGCCTATCGGTTTCTTGCCGCACCTTCTGCGCCGTCAACGTGCGCGCCGGGAGACGTGTACTACGACACCACTCAAAACAAACCATTTTATTGTTCGGCTACAAACACTTGGACGGCGTTTGGCTCCGGCGGTGGAGGTTCCGGCACGGTTACGAGCATCGTTTTTTCATCTCCTCTGACCGGTGGAACAATTACGACGACGGGGACGGTAGGTTGCCCAACGTGCGTTTTAGCGTCGTCGCCGGGGGTTGGAATCGCGCATTTCGCGGGATCCACACAGACACTTACGAGTAGCGCGGTGAATTTGGCTGGCGCTGATGTCACGGGGCAGTTGCCGATTGGTGCAGTTGGCAGTTCTGGTTTGAGTGCGACGTCGCCCATAACTATTTCTGCGGCCGGAGTAATTGCGTGCGCAACGTGCTCGACTACCACGGGTACGGTGACGGGTGCGACGTTTACCGGCGGGATTATTTCGGTTTCTGGCACGACGACGTTGGCGTTTACCGTGGCCGGAACGAGTGGTGGTATTCCGTTTTTTTCGAGTACGACGGCGTGGGGATCTTCTGCGTTGCTGGCGACGAATGCGTTGGTGGTTGGCGGCGGTTCGGGCGCAGCTCCGGCGACTGGTAACGCTGATTTCACATACGCCACGCACACATTAACTGCCGGATCTTCCGGAATTTTGGATCTTTCCGCCACCGCGCCAACGGCAGGTTTGAAATTGCCTTCTGCGGCCGGTGCTGTGCCAACGGCCGATGGATTTATTGGCGTCAACACAACTACGCACGCGCTTGTCGTCGGGTCAAACGGGACAACGATTGTTGAAGCGGCAGCCGCAACCGGCACAGGGGTCGCAACTACTTGCTCGAATCAGTTTGTGTCGGCAATCAGCGCGATCGCGGCGCCAACGTGCGCGACTGTGAATTTGTCGTCTATGGTGACTGGACAACTCCCCATTGGCGCGGTCGGCAGCGGGGGCTTGTCGGGCACGGCGCCAGTTGCGATTGCTTCAACCGGGGCGATTTCACTTTCTGGCGCGACCGGTCAGATTCCTAACGGTACAGCGGGAACATTTACGGCCACGCCTTCACTTGGAACGGATAACAGCGTTGCCGGTACGTTGCAGCTTGCCAATGGCGCGGCGAACGCGCACACAATTTGGGCGTCTGGTGCGACGACGACGAACACGATCGCTGGTTTTACGGCCGTGTCGACGACCGGAGATCTGGTTTCTTGTACGGTGTCCTCGACTACTTGCACGCTGACGGATTCCGCGGTTCTTGCGGCCAATGTGGTTACGGCCAGCGGAACCCTTACTAGCAACACGCTGCTCAAGGGTGGCGGAAGCAAGGCCGCACAAACGTCAAGCGTTACCGATAATGGCACGACTGTTGCCACAACCGAAGCGTTGACAGCGTTAAGCGTTGCAACGGGGACATCGCCGCCTACTTGCACGCCGGGAACGGGTGGAGCGGAATGCTTTGGTGAAGGCACGGCACCTACTGCGGTTTCAGCGGTTGATGATATTTGGGCGGATTCGACCGCGCATACGTTCATGGCGCACGCGAACGGCGGTTCCCCGGCGATGGTTGTTTTGTCGCTGCCGGGATCGATCGCCTCTACCGCGAACGCCGCTGCGATTACAACCGCGACACTTTGCGCGGCTAGTGCCGGAGCATGTAATCAGGCGGGTCAATATCACGTTCACCTTGCGATGGAGCAGGCAGGTACGGCGTGCTCGGCGAATACGACGAATGGCGTGGCCGTGCAGCTTACATGGACAGATAAGAACGCTGTGACACATTCTGCTGTGACGATTCCACTGGATACTAGCGCGAGCTTGGTTGCCTTGAGTGGCACGATGGCGTGGCCCGCGACTGGGGTGACAGCCTATGCCAGCGCGGATTTCAATCTATTCTCAAACGGCTCGATTATCCAGTACGCAACGACCTACTCGAATTGTACGACAGGCGGCGCGGCGAAATACGACCTTGCGATTGCTGTGACGAGGGTTCAATGATCCGAGCACTCTTAATCCTATCGCTGATATTCGGGCAGTCGATAAGCGGACCTGCGAAAATTTCGGGGCCGGTGACGGTTCCCGCGCCGTCAACGATCGCACCTATCGCTCTGACTGGCAAGACCTGCATTGCGGAATCCGACTTCGGCAACCCGACTTGCACATGGAGCACGGCACCATCCATCGGGGAGACGATTTATTGCGCCGTAGCGAACCAAAACTTTGGTGGAGGCACTCCATTTTCTGTTACAGATAATGCCAGCACACCCAACACCTACACAGGAAATGGCTCCGCATTCACAAGCTCAAACACGTTGGTTACGCATCAATTTTTTGCTTCATTCAGTATTTTGCATTCACCGACGACGACGACATTTTCCGATACGGGCGCAAACCAGAATCACATGGAAATGGTGTGCTTCTCAGTGACCGGAGGCGTTGGTGCTGTGGATGGTTCGGTAGGTACGCTTGACCAGGCATCGGGAACTTCAGCGTCCGTGACAGTTGTTCCGACTGGAAGCGTAGATATTGCCATTGGCGCGGCGCACGGTAGCAATAATACAACGGTGTGGACACAGGGAAGTGGCTACACGCAAATCGGTGCGACATCCTGCACGAACTGTAATTTGAACGTGGAGGCCAAAATTCTCTCAGCGTCCGGTTCGCAATCCGTCCCATATTCCTACACGCCGAGCGGTGTAGCTTCTATGATTGGAGCGACGTACAAATGAGGAAATTCGTTCTAGCGGTGGCGATTCTACTCTCGGCGGGCGCGGCGCACGCGCAGTCTACGACGGGCCTAATTGCGAATTCTCGTGTAAGCGCAGGATGGTCGACTGCGGGAGTAATTGGCGGAAATCCGGATGCGACGTGGACGCAATGCGGGCCGACGATCTCTGCGTATTCCGGAAACATGAATACGATCAACAACGCTCTGAATCACACTGCTTTTGGATATACGTCTTGTGGATCAAATACCTACGTTCTTTTAGGAAACGGAACCTTCTCGCTCACGACTGGCGGGACACTTCCTTGTATTGAAGTCCCGATTTCAAATACCGAACTTCGCGGTGGGGGTGCTAATCAGACATTTATTATCGCTGGTGCGAATACGTTTTGTGGTGGTGCCGGTGGAAGCGCAAACACATTTGTTTTGATCTCCAATCCAAACGGAAACACCGCGCCATTCATTCCGCAAAACGGAGGCGACCCAGGATTTGTGCCAGTCCCAGTTACCGGTTATTCACAAGGCTCAGGAACGCTGACGGTCACTATCAAAGGCGTTTATAGTGGTGCCGGAAGCTACAATCCTGGAGACGTGGTTTCTGTGAGCGGAAACACAACGAGCCTTTTCATTTGTTATTTGTCCTGCAATGGCACGACGCCAACGGGAACAAATATTGAATGGACGGCCATTACGCCAAATTCCAGCATCGTCTTTATTGATCAGTGCTCAGATGGGAATTCAGGAGTATCTTGCACGTCAAACCCAGAAGTAGATAACGGGAACTTTTTTAATTGCGACGTAGCTTACTCAGCTCCAAATGGATGCGCTGACAACGGCCCGGATGGTGGTAATCAGCGGTTGAACCGGCCTCAACAGGAAGGCTATTTGCTTTCCGCAGTCAACACCACGACCGGGGCACTGACTCTCATAGGAACAATTCGCGCGCCGAATTGGAATTCGGCGATGACGCCAGAGATTTTCGTAATCCAAAATCCAATTCAGTATGCGGGTGCGCGAGATTTTTCCGTTGATCTAACTGCGGATACTGCGACCACATATGGTATTGCCGGAGGTTACGCTGCGAATTGGTGGGTTCGTGGAGTGAGGATGATTGGGTTAACGCACGGTGGTATCTACGGCTTTGGAGCGGTGCATTACTCGATCACCGACAATTATATTTTCGGTACGACGACGACCGCCGGAGCGGATAGCTTCGGATATCTCGCCACTTCAACGTCGGATGAGTTGATCCAAAATAATATTTGTCAGGGCGTGGAGGTTTGTGTATCAACAGAGGGAGGAAATACCGGGAAGGTCACAGCATACAATTTTTTTATTCACCAACTTTCACCGAACAGTTCACTGTATCCCGCATTTTTCGAGCACGCAGGTGATCGCTATCAGCTCGCGGAAGGAAATATCGCGAATAGCTATTACGGTGAAAATCTCCACGGCTCCAAAATTATGAATACGCTGTTTCGCAATTTTTTTACTGGTTGGGAATCTTGCGCCAATGGAACCTGCGGAAGCGCGACATTTAAGGGAACAGGCGGAAGCTCAACAACCGCAGTGCGATTCGTCCACCAATCGCGCTATCCGAATATCATTGCGAATATTCTAGGGACTCCGAGTATACACAATATTTATCAGACGACGACATCTGGATTTGCGACGGATACGATTTATGAATTTGGTACTCCTGATGTTGCGCCGACTGATTCTGTGGTGCTCTCTACGCGATATGCTTATGGAAATTATGATGTGGTGACGGGCGGCGTGCGTTGGTGCTTGAATTCATCGAGTACAAATTGGACTGCGTTCTGTGGAGGAACGTCCGAAGTGCCAACGTCTTTTTCTCCATATGGCCAACCCGCGCCGACAGTCGGAGACACCGGAGCCGGCCAATCAGCGCTTCCGGCATCACTCTATCTCACATCGAAACCGTCTTGGTTTGGATCGATGCCTTTTCCAATAATGGGTCCAGATGTTACTGGCGGAAACGCTGGACAATGCAACGGAACATTTGGCCCTTCAACTCCAAATGTTCCGGGACAATATGGCGGAGTCATGTCTGACGCCGCAGCCGGATGCCCGGGAACGTCGCTCGCAACTGGCGCGTGGGGAGGGCACCTAAACACAAATCCTGCGGCACATTGTTTCCTTGATGTAATGGGTGGCCCACCAGACGGATCAAACACGTCTGCGCTTTCTTTTAATGCAGACGGTTGTTATGTAAGTTCTGGTCCAGTGATACCCCCTGTTGGGATGGGAATTTTACCCCTTGCGACGATTACTGTTACCGCGGCACCCGTGCCAGCGCTGGTCATTACCACGGCTTCAATGTCGAACGGAGTAGTCGGGACACCCTACACGAATACGGCTTTTACATTTACGGGCGGCAAGCCGCCGATCACGTGGACGGCAACGGGATTGCCGGCTGGAGTTGTGTTGAGCACTACAGGCGTGTCGAGCGGAACGCCAACGGTGAGTGGTACATACGGCCCAAAAGTCACTGCGACGGACTCAAGCTCGCCGGCGTTGACGGCTTCGGCGACTTACGCGGTCACGATTGCGCCGCTGCCATCCGTGGTAGCTGGTACCGCGCCGGCGAAGTTTCAAGTGTCTGTCCCGGTATCTTGGACGTTTACAGCGTCCAATTGTGCGGCAACGGTGTGCAAGTGGGGATCGACGGGAACGCTTCCGCCGGGGTTGACGTTGACCAGCACAAGTAACACGACGGCGGTGTTGGCAGGAACGCCGACGACGGCAGGAAGTTATACGGGTATTTCGATCACCGTCCAGTGATGGCGAGAGGAATGAGTATCGGTGGTGCTGGCGCTTGCGTGTGTTGCGGCAAGGTAGAAGCGTGTGACTGCAATTTTTCTTGTTTTTTGTCTTGGTGTAAAGTTTGCAGGAAATGTGAAAAGCATTGTGAGTGCGATAAGCGGAAAAAGGAGCCACATGGACGCCAGCACTAGCCTAGTTGGAACGCAGGTTGGTTCAACACTTCTAGCTGTTGGCGGTATGCAGTATTTGAAAAACGCCAAGTGGTTTAAGTTTCTTCAACCGGGCCAGAAGTCGGTCAATCGAATCGTGAGCGTGCTTGTTGCTGGCGGAATCGCAATCGGAATTCACGTCACATTTACTGGCTCCGCGTCTCAGGGATGGAGTGGTACATTTTCAATCCCTAGCGTCTGGACGATGTTGGTTGCTGCGTTTCATTGGGCGAGCCAATACATCTATCAGGAAACGGGTTATTCCATTCTCGGTGGCTTGCAATCGCTTTCCAGCCTTGCGGAGAATTTGAAGTCAGTGATCCCGCAGGCGGCTTTTGAGGCGCATCCTGAACCTGGGGAAGCGGCCGTAAAGGTGATTCCGGTAAAATCGTGACCGAAACAGTACAATACGCGGAAAAGAATCTTACGGAATGTCAAATTTCCGCGTTAAAAGAACTTGTGTTTGCGAGGTTTACCGCCGAAAAACAGGCAATGGAAATCGCATATCGAGAATTGCAGCGCCGGCTCGACGTTTTGAATCACGCGCATGAGGAAGCCAAGCAGAAGGAAATTGACTTCTATACGAGGAAAGAGCATGACGGATGGTACAAGGATTTTACGAGTTGGCGAGATACGGTCAACGCTTACATGAATAATCTGACCGGAAAAATCGCTGTGATGGTTGGCGCGGTTAGCATCATCCTGTTTTTGTTGCAGCATTATTGGAAATGATTGCTTGGGAAACTCATGACTTCAGCGATGTACTCAATCTTGATCGCCCTGGCCGCCTTGATTGTCATGTCACTGATGAATTTTTGGCTTTATCGTCGGGGATCTCGCGCCGAGAGCATTGCAGAGGGTGAGCGAAGGAATGCGTTAGCCCAAATCGCGCGAGAGACAGAGGAGCATCGCAGATCGGTATCGCGAGAGTTTGGAAATTTGTGGCAAGAAATTTCTTTGTTAAATGCCAAGATCGCTGCTTTTACAGGTGTGGCGAACGGGCATAATTACAGACGTGAGGAGGAGCCATGAAAGAGTTAGCGGTTGTGACGTTGAATCCGGTGTTTGATATTGAAAGCGGAAAGCGAATTTCCCACGATGGACAGGAGTTGGTACTGTCCGAGAAAGTGATGCAGTTCGGTGGCGGACCTGGACCCGACTGGACTCCGGACGATGCCCTAACCCAACACAACGGGATTACCACGGTGATCTCATCGACAACTGTGAGCGTGGCGAAAAAGGGGGAAAAGACTATCGTGATTGACATCGCGAGCTGGTCTATTGTTCCGGACGGAGGCAAGTAATTGCTCCTTCTTATCTATTTAGCATCGGCAATTTGTGCGGCGTGGGCCAAGTTGCCGATGGATGTTGAGCGGTACTTTCTCTCGCAGGTTCTTTATGGCGTGGCGATAGAAATATCGGTGCATATTTGGGGAACACACTCCCCGGTTTACGCAGCGATTTATTCTATTTTTACGCTCGTAATTATTTCTTCCATGTTCGGGGTGTTGAACGGAAAGATGCGAAGCTGGAATTCGGTGCTGTTTTCTTTTTTTGTTGGGTTTCTTGTCACGTTGGTTTGCGTGGCTTCGCTTCACAGCCCAATTCCGTACTACAAGTCTATCTTTGTGATTGAGGGGTTCTTTCTAACGGCTTGCGGAGTGTTTTTGATTTTCAATTTTCAATATACCCGCCCACAGTGGCTTTATTTTTCACTTGGGATGCTTTGGTTATTGCTAGCCGGGTTTCGTTTGTGTTTTGCGATGGGAATGGGTTCTGCTTTTTGGTCCAAGTTGAACTGGGACATTCCTTCGCTGCTGTGTTCTGTGACGTTTCTAGGTATCGCTTATTGGGCGCACAGGCAAAAGATGAGCGGTAGTTTTGGATTCAAGGAAGCGGCCTAAAAATGAAACTGGCGTCCAAATTTGGACTTGCGATTTTTCTGATGATCTTTGGCGCGCTCGATGTCCACGCGCAAGCCGCCCATTATCATGATGTTGCGACGACAAATCTTGGCGGGTTTCTGCACGTTATTTCAAAGGCGACGATCCGGCTTTGTACTGCTAGTGCTACGGGTACACCTTGCACGCCGACTGTCCAGGCGTATTCGGACATTGCGCTGACTCAGCCGCTTGCGACGCCGTTTAACGCGGACGTGAATGGGAATTATGATTTTTACGTTGCCGCGGGGACGTATCAACTTCAGATTTCGAGTTTGGGTGTGGCGACGCAGACGATCGCGAATCTTCAGCTTGGTGTTGGTGGAGGCGGGGGAACGCCGGGTGGAGCTACAACGAATTGCCAGTCGAATCAATCGGGAGCTTTTTATGGCGACGCGGGATGCACTTACAACACGACAACGCAATCACTTGGCGGACTTTCAGGGTTTTTGATCACGCCATCCCAGGCGGGTACATTTGCAGCTCCAACGGTTACACCGAATTCAACGGCATCTACCGGCTACTGCTACACCATCGTCGCTTATAAGGGGAACGTGCCGATAGCGATTTCCGGGCAGACTTGCATCACGAATGGCCCGACGACGATTGACAGTTCGCACACGGTTTCGGTTTCATGGGCCGCAGTTCTTGGCGCTCAAAAATACTATGTTTGGCGCGACATGAATCCCGACGCTGGATTGGCGGTTCCGACAGTGGTGCAGGGAATCGTGGCGACTATTTCTGCGCCTACCATTGCAGCAACCGATAACATAACTAATGCGACGGGGCCGTTTACGACCCCTTATCCGGCGATTGGTGGAACGGGAATAACGCAGCCGCTTGTTCTTGGCGATTCTTTCCCGACGAGCGGGGGACGTTTTTGGACTGGCGACAGTACAACCGCGAGTCCGTCCTTACAGATTTATCAAAATTCGCGCGGAGCACCCGCTATACATATAGCTACGCAAAACGACATCGGTGTACAAATCATAGGCTATTCTGATGCTAATTTCGATGCACGGGGGCTATTAGGCGCGGCGTTCAACACAAGTAGCACAGTAAGTTCTGGACAGGCAGTTGGCATGTCCGGGCAGGCGGGAAATACAGGGACAGGTAGTATTCCGCTTGCTGTCGCTGGAATCTTTGAAATTGACAACGAAAATTCCGGGCAGGTAGCGCAAGCCGCCACCGTGATCGCTGATTCACCTTTAATTATTTTTCCCGCTACGTCGAGCACTACAACGGAGCAGGACGGATTGCTTGTCAGAGATCAATCTGGAAATGGTGTGACCAGTTACGGAATTCATATATTGTCGCAGGCGAACAATGGTGCATCGCATCCCTATTTTGCGATGGACGGCGCGACGAGCGGAACGTCAGTCATTAATCCTCCAGCAACGGGCGGTGGTGTGGCGACATTGCCAACTGGAAGCGGAACACTTTGCTACTCCCCCTGTGGCGCTGGTAGTGGTGTTTCGTCATGGAGTGGGGACGGTGCGTTTTATTCAAACAGCGGATCAACCGGAGCGGTAACAGCAACACTCACGGTCGCTGGCGCGCATCAATGGTGGGGCAATAATACCAGCTCGACCGCTACGCCTGGGTACGAATCTCTTACCGGGGCGGATCTGCCAAATCCGGGTCCATCCTCAAAGGGCGGCATAGATTCAATTACCTGTGCTTCTCATCAATGGATAAATGTTCTTTCAACGGCCGGCGTTCCTTCCTGTACGCAGCCGACGCTTGCCGACATCGCGGCCGGCGTAGCGCCGACTGGAACATTTGACTTTAGTGGCGTCACGATATTTAAGACGCGGGTTGCGGCCGGCCTTTCGACTTCGGTAAACGGAGATTTTGGGTACGACACGACAAATAAGAACTGGCATTTTTGGGATAACGGCGCGGATTCTCTTGCCGCGATTTTCAGTGGCTCGCTGACGAACGGCCATTGCGCGCAGATTCAAATTTCGAGCGGTGTCACAAATATCATTGACGCGGGCGCCGCGTGCGGTGGTGCGGGCGGCGCATCGTGGTCTGGAGTTACCAACGGCACGAACACCAACGCCGGATCTTTTATTTCCACGGGGAATACTTGGGACTTTAGTGGTGTGACGTTGTTCAAGTTGCGCGTGGGTGCAACTGCGACGACAACCGTGAACGGCGACATCGTTTACGACACAACGAACAAAAATTGGCATGGCTGGAATAATGGTGCCGACCTTCTTTTTCCGGAAGTACCGATTGGCACGCCCGTAAACGGAGATTGCGTTAATTGGGTGGTTTCTTCCGGCAATGTGCGCTTTGGAGACGCTGGCGCAGCTTGCGGCTCCGGTGGCGGAGGCTCCGGCACAGTCACGAGCATTGTTTTCTCGTCGCCCTTGACCGGCGGGACGATCACGACGACCGGGACGGTGGGTTGCCCGACGTGTGTGATTTCCGGCGCTTCACTGACAAATAATCAGTTGATTTTTGGGGCTGGTGGACAGTCGGTTGCAGTCGGAAACTTGACTGGCGATGTGACGACATCGGGCGGGAAAACTACTGCGGTGACGAACATTCCAACCGGCGTCACGATGGCGGGATTTCTAACTGCGACTACCGTAACTGCGCCGGCTACACCCGCTGCCGGTCACGTCCAAATTTGGACGGACTTAACGAATGCGGTTTTGAGTTCTAAGAATGCAGCCGGGGTTGTGAGCAACACTGTTGTACCGAACACCCTTGCAGCTCACAATTTCGTGAATGCGATTTCAGTTTCCGGTGTTGTGAGTGGCGCGCAGCCGGCATTCACGGATATTTCCGGGGCAATTTCTTTTACGCAGTTTCCGACGCCATCGGCGAACGGTGATATACCGTGCGTGGTGAGTTTGGCTTGGACGGAATGCACGCCCGGCGCTCCCGTTATCGCCAAGACTGCCGGATATACATTCGTGCAGGGCGACAACGGAAATATCTTCACGATTAGCGATACCTCCGCCTCGACGTTTACGCTTTCTGCTGCCAGTGGATTTTCCAGCGGCTATCGGACGGCATTGCTGAATATCAATACCGGACTGGCGACGCTTTCTGGAAGCGTGAATGGTGGATCCACGCAAATCGTTCCGCAGAATTGGTTCGCTCCGATTTACAACACGGGATCGGTTTGGTTTGCGCCGACAATGCCAACGCTTGCTGCTTTTCCAAACTGTCCTGATACCGGCGGAAACCACCTGAATATCGTCATCGCAACCGGAGTATTTAGTTGCGGAACTAGCTCGAGCGGTGGCAGCGGTATTTCCGGGCTTACAACCAACGTCATCACAAAGGCCACAAGTTCAACAACGATCGGAAATTCCAGCATTACGGACAACGGTACAACGGTAAGCACGACAGAGCCGTTGACGGCAACCAGCGTCGCGACGGGTACCAGTCCGCCGACCTGTACGGCGGGATCATCTGGAGTGTTGTGCTTGGCGGAAGGTACGACGCCCACTGGCGCATCGGCTGTGGATATGTTGTGGGCGGACTCGACCAATCATTGCTTGCACGCGAACATGAATAACGTTGACACGGGTTGCGTGCAAACGCCGCTGGTTTCTTTTACGTCCTCATCGCAGACAGGAAGCCTAGGATCGACTTCGGTTGTTTCCTCCACCGCACAGGATGGATTTTGGATGTTTGCGGTAACGGCCAATGTAACCTCATCTACCGGCACACCGACGATGAGCGTGAATATTGGTCCTAACTGCACGAGCGCAACGAATAGCAGCTTGTCGGTTGGAACTGCCACTTTTGGGTTTGCTGCGAGTTCCGTAAACACTCAATGCGTTCCTACGTTTTTGGTTTCGGGTAGTGCGATAAATGTGAGCACTACGGTCGGTGGAACTGGCACGATTGCTTACACTCTGACCGTAAAGGCGAAGTACGTTAACTGATTATGGCGATTATCTCTGATCTCGTTGCGGACGTTTTGAATAGGCTAGAGGAAGATCCAACAAATCCTATTTTTTGGGATGTCCAAGACGAGATCCGTGTGTTTCTTGCTGATGCCATGTTTGAAGCCTCATTGATTACTGGTGAGCCGCAGATTCGGCAGACAACACCGTTGACACTTCTCGCCAATCAAACGCTTCAACCAATGCCGCCGAACGCACTGGCAATCTTGCGGATCGACGGTCCCGGTAAAGTGGACAAAGTTTCGTGGTACGAGCTGGATAAAATGACGCCTGGATGGAGAAACGATCCGCCGTCCGACACGATCGACGCGTGGTTCCCGTTTGGATTGTCGCAATTTGGGATTCACCCGCAGCTTGAAGTCGAGCAGCAAGTTTTTGTGACTTACGTTTCAATTCCCGTACAGGTGCCGCGGCCGTACACTGGCGCCGAACCTGTGAATTTTCAGGCTGAGTATTTAGAAGGATTCGTAGACAGTGCCACCCACGATGCGCGCACCAAAGAGGGCGGACAAGAGCTTTTGCAGTCGCTTGCGAATCTTGAACGCTATCTGACAAAGATGGAAGAATTGTCCAAATTTGGACTTCGCAAAGGGTCGCTCCGGTTTACGAAAGTTATGGGTGCGACCGCGAAGCAGACGGAAATCGAGATTCGCTAAAGTGGGGAACCGTGGGACTGCTGTACGCAAAAGATATTCTGGCCGATGCGAGCAAGGTTCTGCTCGATCCCATTGTAAATACGACGCTCTCCGGTTCGGTAACGGCGCCGTTCACGATTTTCCGGTCTACGATTTTCACCGATACAGATAGTTGCTATATCGGTGCGATGTTGATTGTTGATTTTGGGAATCTAAACCAAGAAATCGTAATGCTGACTCCGCCATTACTCGCTTTTCCTAACGATCCCTTTAGCGTGGGGTTTGCCAAGACTCATGCCGCCGGCGCGCCGGTCTATGCGCCTACGTTTCCAACCGGACAGACAGACCACCCTCTCTACACCCAAAGCGAAATGCTTCAGTACCTTGCTGACGCGCAGAACGATTTTCTTTTGCAGACGCGCATGATTTATGCGGAGGCAATTATAAATGCCAGCATCGGCACGCGCGCCTACGCGCAGCCATCGGATGCGATTCGTGTCGAGCGCGTGGAAGCAAACGGTGAAGAATTGTTCGCGACCGCAACGGCTGACTTGGACATGGAAGATCCGGGTTGGCAGGCAGATACCGGAGGAGCGCTAAGTCACTATTTTTTGGACGAATTAAACACGGGACAGTTTGGCGTGAAGCCGCTGCCATCACAGCCTACGCCGATGACGTTGTGGTATTCGCAGCGCGCGCCGGCGACGATGCAGTTGACGGATAGTTTCTTGGTGCCGGATTCGTTCACGCGTTATTTGCGGTGTGGTGTGTTGTGGCGCGCTTTTAGTAAGGACGGAGAACAGAGGGATCCGTTACGATCTGAGTTTTATAAAAAGCGGTATGAGTTTGGGGTTGTTTTGGCGCAGAGATTTATGGAAAGAATGGACATTCAAGATCCAAAGCAAACTTTAAATGTAGCGACTTATGAGCGTTTCCCGATTTATCGCAGTCTCTATGGAAGTTAACATAATAAGTAGTAAACATGGAGATGGAATGTTGCAAGTCGTAGGGATAAATTGGAAGGTTGGAAATGGCAGATCCCAGGTTTCAGACTTTTAGCTCAAGTCTCCAGGACGCGGGACTTGTCGCCCGGTACGCGAACGATCGCGCGCCTGATAAGAGCTTTGTCAATTTGCGAAACCTTGAGGCGCGGCAGGAAAACGCTATCAGCTCGCGCTTTGGCCGCAAACTTCTTACAACGAATTTGACGAATAATTTTCCGTTGCCGGGGCCGGTTCACACTCTCGCGCGCTTGAAGGCGTTGTTTGGGAATACCTACCGCTATGCGATGTCGGGCACGGGACTTTATCGGGCGACCGGCGATAATCCGCAGCAGTTTTTGCAAATAAATCAGGATCATCTTTTCAGCGGAAATCGTGTAACGCCGATGGTTTACCGCCCGGATTTTTCATCGGTGCCGTATATGTTTTTTGCCGATGCGTTGCAGATGTTGAAGGATAACGGAACATTTTCAGATACAGGGACGGTGCCGACACAACAATGGGGAATATTTGCGCCGACAATTCCGCCAACGCTTGAGCTTGAGGCCACAGCATATTCGCCGTTTGACACTTTTGAGTTGAGCGAGTTCTCTCCGCCAAGTGTTTATTCCTACTCGAATCTAACTGGTTTGTCGCCGGTTACGATCGCTGCTGCGCCAACTGGCGCGGTGCGGATCTCGTTTTTTGGGCCGTGGCAGGTCACGATTACGACGACTTCTCCGCATGGCTTTGTTGTTGGTCAAGCGGTCACGATGGAAAATATTACCGATGCGAGTTTTGATGGGACGTACATCATCGCGACAACGCCAAGCCCGACTACGTTTACTTATCTTCAGAACGGAGCTTTTGCCCCCGCGACCAGTGGAAGTGGAACGGTTTCACTTCGATTGGTTCCGATAGTTTCCACGAATCTTCCGACTGGGATTCCCGCGGCTGGTGTGACAGCGGCAGTTCCGGCGAGCATGGCAAACATCGTAGTCGGAATGATTTTAGATATTGATAGCGGTGCTCAGTTTGAACAGGTGTTGGTAACAGCGATCACGGGAATAAACTTCACGGCTTTTTTCACAATGGCTCATGCGGCCGGAACGAGTGTGATTGTCAATTCAAGTCAAGGCACGGTTGCGGCGTCTACAGTCGCTACGCTGACGCGAGTGGGTGCTTTGGATTTGAGTGTCGTTGACGGTGCGCCGGCGCCACCTGCGACGACATACATAAACTTTTTTGCTGGTTTTGATGTGCCAACAAATGTATTTCCATTTGAAATCTTGTTTGATGTTGGAGACGGAAGTTTTACGGATACTTATAGCCGGGTGTACACACCGACTGCATTTGGACTTCAAAATTTCTTTGCACAGGCTGGATATACAGAAAATGGAAAGGCTGGACAGATCGGCCATACCTGGGCGGATGTGACAGCCTATCGGATAAGCATTACGACGAGTGGGCCGGTACAGTTCACGCTCGCGAGTATGTATCTTACTGCTGCTGGTGGCCCTGATTCGAGTACTGGCGGAACATCTCCTTACGATTATCGCTATACGTATTTCAACATCAACACGGGTGCGGAATCGAATCCGTCAACGGTGTTGGCTGGAGATAATTTTGTTTCTCCGGTGATGCAGCCAATTCTTATTACGTGGACGGCATCTCCTGATCCGCAGGTGACTCACGTTCGTATTTATCGGCGTGGCGGCACGCTTAATGATGGATGGTTGCGTGTTGCTCAAGTGCCGATTGGCATGACGTCCTACGTGGATAACTTTACGGATGCGGATATTGCGTCTGCGACGCCGCTGGATATCGACAACGATGTGCCGGTGACGAGTACCCTGTCTGTGCCGATTGATATTTTCTTGCAGGCTGGAGTAACGATTCCGGCCAACGAAGTTACGACCGTAGTTTTTACGGGTGCCGCAAGCACGGTTGTTTTTTATCCGAATCAGCAAGTGACCGTGGGCACTGAAGATAATCAGGAAGTGGTTTATTTGATTGCCGGCGGCACTGGACAATTCACCGCTTTTTTCCAGAATGATCATGAACCGGGGGCTGAATTTACAGCCAGTACGCGATGTGGAACGCCGGTAAATTTGGGGGCGATTGCGTATCAGCAGGCGTGGCTTGCCGGCGATCCCGCGAATCCGCATATTCTTTATTATTCAAAGCCGGAAAGCCCGGAAGCGTTTCCGCCGGAAAACACACTTGAAATTGGGACACCTGATCAGCCGATTATGGCGGTGATTTATTTCAGTGGTCAGCTTTTTGTATTCACAACGGCGACGGTGTGGCTCATATTTGCGCCGGGGCCGAACATCCCGAATCCAATTCCAACTGGTGTGCGGCATGGCTTGGCGTCCAATTTTGGATGGGCCGCGGTTGAAGGTGGCTTGATTTATTACCAGTCTTTCGACGGAATTTATGCGTGCCAGGGTTTTGGTTCAACTTATATCAGCAAGGCAATTGAGTGGTTGCCGCGCGGCGATAATTTGGGGCCGGTACTGCCATACGATTTGACGCAGCTAAATAATGTGCTCATGGCGTTCCGGCAGAACGAAGTATTTGTTTCCTATCCGCAAATTGGCGGCGGGCAGGGGCGCATTGCATTCGATACGACGTATCAGCGGTGGCGGAATGACGATGTAGGCGCCACGGCGATGCTCAACGAGCGCGACACGGACAATCTGATCATCGGATTGCCGAATGGAAATGTGTACATCGATCGCGTGGGAGATTTTGACGACGGTGGATATGCAGGTGGAGTCCAGACAAAGATTCCGATTGCCTTTAATTTGCAGACGCCGGCAATGGATCAAAACTTCCTGAAAAACGAGAAGGTCTATCAGGAATTGACGTTGGACATCAACACAAACGGGCAAAACGTCACGGCCACATTGCTTTTTGATAACGGCCAAACGGTAGTGCCGATTTCCACGACCATCAATACTTCCGAGCGTGGGCAAGTGTGTCTGAATATTAATCAGGGTGCAGGCCAGCGATCGTTGAACGTGGCGTTGCTACTTACCGCGTCCGTAACGCAGGTTGTTGATTTATTTGAGTATCACATTCGTGCGGAAGTGGATGCCGAGCGCCGGCAGTCTTTTGACACCTATTGGCAGAAGTACGGCACGGATGAATGGAAAATGATGAAACAGGCGTGGCTTGAGTACGAGACGCCCGGCGGTCAGCCGATCACGTTCAATGTTTATTTCGATGGCAGCGCGACACCGAACACGCAGAATGGTTTTCCATTTACATTGCCGGCGGTAACTTTACGGACAACGAAGCGCTTGCGGTTTCCGCCCGTGAAGTTTAGTACAGTGAGGTTTATTGCCACGTCTCCGGGGGATTTCAAAATCTATACGGAGAGTTTCACGGAAATTAAAATGATTGCTCACGACAAGGGCTACTTCAAGTCGAAGCTGGATGATGCGCGGCCACAGGAGCAATAAAAATGCCGGGAGCGCCACTAACATTTTCGTTTCAGTTGCTTACGCAGGCGGATCTTAAAGATCCGCAGCTTGGCAATTTGAATAATCAGCTTCGGCAGTTCTTTTTGGCGATTCAGAGTCGCTACGGAACTATCGGCCCGGTGCAAATGTTTGGCGACATTGACATGCAGGGACACGTTTTACTTAACGTGGGGCCAACGATGCACACGGTGAGTTTGAAGAAGAAGGTTATTGCGCCGGCCGCGCGTCCAAATTTGGACGCAGCCAAACCGCTGACGGCCGCTCCTTCGACATCGCCACCCGCGCCGGTATCAACGCTCACGGTGCCGCCGTTGGTCAAGGTCGTGGATCTGGACGGAAGGCACGCGCAGATTAGCGTGGGGCCGGGGGTAAAGTTCGGCGTGGCATACTCACGGCGGATTGACACGGTTGCGAAGTCGGCAACGGCCGATGAGTACGATTATTACGTTGATCCGAAGACTGGAATTTTGACAATGAGCAAGGGCGCGTTCGCCGATGCGAGTAACCTTATTGCCACAGTGAGGACGAAAATTGCAGACGCAGCTTGAAGTTGTGGCGCAAAATGAAGACCGCAAGGCTGGCATGTGGACGTTTACCGTCCGCGTTGTTGTTGGCATGGATAGCGGAAATTCCGAGACAGGCCCGGAAACTGTAATCGGCATCAGTAACGCATCCCTGAATGATCTTTATGGAGGGGATGCTGAGAAGTATTTGTTGAGCATTAAGGATGAGCTGGTTCGAGACTTTGAGGTTGCGCGTGCGCTTCGCGCGAAGGTTGGCACATTAAAGGGGAGACGACTTTGAGCACTGACACCGTTACCAATCCCCCGAACTGGAAATATCAAACCGACGACGTTCTGTTGCTGCCCTACGCTTCGGAAAACTTTCCTGATTCGTTGCTGCCTGAACTTTACATGATGTGCAAGCGCGACAAAACGATTGGTCTGATTTTTCCCGGACAGCCGAAAGTTGGTATGGGTGAATTTTGCGCTGCGCTTTGGGATAAGCCGTTATTGATTGGAATTTCCAAAGAGGAAAAGAAAATCTTGGGTTTTGCATGGCTGCATTCTGTTGAGGGTACGGAAAACGCGAGAAAGGGTGCGCTTGGTTTTGCATGTTTTCGAGAAGGGTGGGGTCGTCGCCGCAATCCGAAGATGGGACAAAAGATTCGCGAATTGACACGCTTGGCGCTTGGCTGGTGGTTTTGTGAATTAGGGGTGCAGATTTTGTACGCAAACACATTGGCGACGAATCGGTTGACACAGGCTTTTGTGTCCGAATTTGGATTTAATCGCATTGGAACATTGCCGAAGTTTTTTTCGCGTGATGGTGCGTTGGTGGATTCGGTTTTGTTCTGCCTTGATCGCGATGCGTTTATGGGAGGCGCTGGATAATGGGCGGACCTTCACAGTCAACGGAAACTACGCAGAATAATCTCACAACCGCCGAAACAAATTTGGCGAATACTGAGAATTCTAATGCGCAAACTTTATTTGGTGAGAGTAATCCTGGATTCCAAACAGCCGAAAATTATTATCAAGGACTTGCAAGCGGAAATCCTGCTGAAATTTTCAAACTAATTTCTCCGGCAACTTCGCAGATTTCCCAGCAGTCGGCAACGGCTGCGAATCAGATTAAACAGAACACGCCACGGGGTGGCGCGCAGAATCTCGCGCTGGCGCAGAATGATATTACTAAGGCTTCGCAAATTGGAAACCTTGCAACATCAGCGTATACCAGTGCGTTCCCTGCATTGGCGCAGATTGGTGGGTCTGGAATTGGATTAAGTACGGGACAGGCCAATACCGCCATAAGCGGATTGAATGCGGCTAGTTCTAGTAATCAGGCTTTGGCATCGCAGCAGAATGCAGCAAAGGCTTCTACGATGGGATTCTTGGGGTCATTGGCTGGTGTTGGTGGATCATTGGGTGGTGCTGCACTCAGTGGTGGTGGAGCTTTAGGTGCTTCTGCGTTGGGTAAGCCGGGCACCAGTAGTGCGATACCTTCGGGCACTACGGTACCAGGATAGGGCGTCCAAATTTGGACGCCGAAAATTATGCCATCGAGCGGACAATCACTCGCACCACCGATGAACGCGCCGGAGCTACCACAGGCTCCGCAGGGGGATACCCTTACCCCTCCGCCTACCCGTCCGCCTGAACCAATGCCGCGCGATGCTGGCGCTGGAGGAACAAGGGCTGGAATTCTCAACGTCGCCGCCAACTTCATGCAAGGTTGGATGGGCGCGGTAAACAAAAGCGTTCAGCAAAAACAAATTGCCGCGAATCAGGAAGTTGCGAACGCACACGCGAATCTAACTTCGTCGTGGGTGAATTTTGAGAACGCGGCGAAAGATCCGCGTATCCCGTCAATTCAGAAAAAACTTCAAGGACAGGCACAGGCGGGTAGTGCGTTACAGCCAATTCTCACGAAATTCATGTCTGGTCAGCAACTTACGGACGACGAGCAAAAAGCGATTCAGGATTTACAGCAGCACGCGCTCGATCCGGACGAACAGGCCGCACTTGCGAAATACCAGTCGGCGCAATCGGCATATCAGGGCGCGGCGTCGGCGTTTAAGAGTACTGCCGCGAAGTTTGTTGCACCGGATCAACAGGGTGGTGGCGGGGTAAAGGGTGCAGCAAAGAAAGTCGGCAAGCAATTAACCGGCGGTGGATTGCCGGAATTTATCAGTTCGACTTATTTGAAGTCGCTGGATGCGTTGCCGCAGATGACGCCAAGTGGTGCCGGGCCGCGGGAACAGATGGAGCAGGGCCAGCTTGATGAATTCAATGCTGGTGCGTCTACGCGTAAAGCCGAACAGGATTTATTGAAACAGGAAGTGGATTTGCGTACCCAATTATCAAAGGCGGTCGCAGATCCAAATACATCAACGGATGAAGTGACTCGCCTTTCTGATCAGCTTGCCGCAGTACAGGGCAAGATTCGGACGCCGGGTGAAAAACTACAAGACACGCTCGCGAACACTGGAATTGGCGCACTCTCGAAGATGAATGCAGGGACGCCAATTAAGGATATGACGCCAGCGGAACAGTCTTTTATTAATAAAACGTTTCCGCGTGACATCCCCACAAATATGTTCCAGATGTTTATGAAGCGGGCGAACGATGGTGAGCAGATTAAAGATCCGAAGACCGGCCAAATGCGGGCGTACACGACCGACGACGCGATGGCGGATAACGCGAAGTGGGAAGCCCGAATGCGCGCCGTTGAACGAGGGCCAAATGCAACACAGGAATTAATCAACGAGCTGAATACGCTCGCGAAGACGATTTATCCGAATGCTTCAAAAGAAGACCAGGCGAAGTGGGTTGCCGATCGATTGCGTCCATCGCCACAAGATAAGGCGGATGCGAAACCCGAAGATGTTAAGCCGCCAGAGGCGAATCGCTTCACACAATCGTCGCTATATTCGATGGTGCAGAATCATCCAGAATTATCGTATCTCGTTACCCATGATCCTAAGACCGGATATAAAATGTCGGACGCGCCGGATGTTGGTTCGCATTGGTTCTCAAAAGATGACCATCCAAACCCGGCAGGTGATCGCTTAAAGTTTATGGATTTGTGGGCGCAAGAATTGCAGAAGCGGGGCGCGCCGTCTGGATTTATTAAAGCAACGACAGGCGTTGACGTTGCGGCGCAAGGACAGGGCCAACAATTACAGCCGCCACCGAATAGCAATACACAGACCACAACGAATCAGCCAGCGAAGCCAACGGGAGCGGCGCAAAACGGGCAAATTAATTACTACAAAGGTGTCCCATATAAATTTGTGAATGGTCAGGGGTGGGTGAAGCAAAAGCCGGGAGTGACACCGCCGCCCGCGCCGGCCGCTGGTGCGCAACTACAGCCACCGCCGGGATAACGCGTCCAAATTTGGACGCTGAAAAATATGCCCGACACACAAAATCCCGTAGCCAATCCACCTGATACCCTACCCGCGAGCTTTACCGGGTGGGATGATCAGTCGAAACCCGCTGCGCCCGCGCAAACGCCGCCTGCAGCTCCGCTGCCGCAAGCTCCTGATACGCTTCCCGCCAATTTTAGTGGATGGGATAAACAGCAACCTGCCGCGGCGACGCCCGTGCCGCTTCAACCGGGCGAGCGCGATGCGATGCTCGCACAACTGAAAAAGTGGGGCATTTCCACTCGCCACGATCCGAACACGATGTCGGATGATCAGTTCAAACAGGAATTTGATCGCGTTTCGGCCACGATGCAGCAGCCGGTAAGAAAGTTTTATTCAACGAATTTCTCTCGTGATGCTGGCCCGCTTGGACAGTGGTTTGATAATCATGTTGCCGCGCCGATAGAAAAAAGCTGGCAGGAACATGCAGACCATCCTGAAAATTTTACAGGACCAGCGGCGGCATACAATCTACCGCACGCATTGAAGGAACTGCATGAAGGTTCCGAAAAATACGTCGCGCCAGTTGTTGAAGCTGCACTAAATGATCCGTCTCTTTTAGCTCCTGGCCCCGCACAAACCGGACGATGGACTGCCGCCGCCATGCAGTACGCGAACATGACGGACGAAGATCGCAAGCATGTTGGTGACGACATTGCTGACACGCATCCGTGGATGGCGACATTTGAAAAACGATACGGACAGGCCGCGCATACAGCATCGAAGGGGATTGTTGACGCCGCAACCGATCCGGTGAATTTGGCGTTGATGGTGGGAAGTGGTGGCTTGGCGGATGTGGCGCCGCTTGCCAGCTTCGCGATGGATACTTATTTTCAAGGCATGATGGCGAAGGGGACTTACGATTCATCTGTTCATGCAGGAAAAGCGTTGGCCGCTGGTGATATGGATAGTTTTTTTGGAGATCTTGGCTCTATTCCGATGCAGGCTTATTTTGCCAGCCACGGGATAGACGGCATCGGCGAAAAAATCCGCACGATTAGTATGACGCACGCAGTTGATACTACCGCGCAGGAAACCTTCGGAAAGCCGTTTACGGACTTGCAGTTGGACGAAAAACATCAGGTAGTGCAGGGGGTTTTGAAAACCCTTTCGTCGCCGAAGTACGTTGAGTTCGCGCAGAATTTAATGGCAGCGGAACAAGCAAAAGATTCAGGGAAAATTATTAATGCTTATCAGCAACTTATGGCGCAAGAGGGGCCGGAAGTACCCGACACGCTGCGCGACCGGGCGGATACCCTGCTGCAATACAATCGTGCGCGCGGACTGAATACCAATATGGCGGAAGCGCCGCCGCATCTTGTTAATTTGTATCAGGCGTTGGGTGAGGGTTCGCTAGCGCGGAGGATTTCCGACGAGGCTGCGCGGGATGTTCAAGAGGGCCAGCTTACCCCGCCGCCGTCCGCGATCGAAACCGCCGCGGACCAGCAGACCCAGAACCTACTCGCCGAGCGTCGACGCGCTGATGTCAATCAAGCCGTCCAAGATATGCTTGCTGGAAAGACGCCGGTGGTTTACGACGATGAGGTTCGCGCTCGCGTGGAACGCGCGACGGAGCAAAGCAAGCAATCGCTTGATGCGCGCCTGAAACTCGAGAATGATAAGGGCACCGCGCAGTCTGGAATAGCCCAAGCTAAAATTGAGGCAGACGCCGCACGCGAGAAGGCCGCGGGCGCGGGATTGACACCGCCGCCGATGGCTGACGAAATTGAGCGGTTGCGCGAGCGGATTGAACAGGAAGCCGATAAACAGGGCGTGGAGGGTGTCAGGGACTTAGGGCGACGTCAGGGCGGGCCAGAGGGTACGCCAGCTTTATTGCCGTCTCCGGCCTTCCAAGCGCCGCCTGTGCCATTTCTGGGGGGTTCACCGCTTACTCCAGAGCAAAAGTTCGCCGAGGCCGAGTCCGAAGCGTGGAAACTGGTGCATGAGGGCCGCGCCCAAGACGCCTTGCAGCTCTTGGCACAGTACGACGAGTACTTGCGCGAGCAGCCGGACGCGCGTGCACAACGGTTTCAGGATCAGACGCGCGGCGAAATGCAGCGGTTGGCCGACGCTTCTTTGGCTGAAGAAGAGCGTTTGACAGGCGAACGTGGGTTTCGTGATGTTGGACGAAAACAGGGAGACTTTGAAAAATCTCCGCAGGTTATTGAGTCACCTTTAGCAGAGGGTGGAGCTGTTGAGCATCTTTCTAGTAAGAATGGATTTAGGTTTGAAGGTAGGGCTTTAGAAGACATAGGAAAACATCTTGATCTGGACTGGAATAGCGTTGGGCCGCTTGGTTCTTATGAAATACGTGTGTTGAATTCTGCGGGAGAAGAAGTTGGTCATGTTTTAATTGGACTGGGCGCAGATGGTAAAGCTTCTATAAGTGATTCTGTGATTAATGAAGAGTATCGTCGGCAAGGACTTGGAAAAGAGGCGTATGAGCAAGCTATTAAAATAGCCCAAAAATACGGTGCTACCGAAATTCATTCAGGTGTTTTGGGTACGTCTGACAAGGCTGCGGCTGTCTGGAGATCTTTAGGGAAAAAATACGATCTTCGTGATTTGAGCAGCGAAGGAAAAAACAAGTTTTTGATAAAACTTAAAGAAGATGTCGGCACTACTCCGCCGCCTCTTCAGGAGCCGGGCGCGGAGCGCACGCTGACGCCGCCATTGGCGCCTACAGAGGCACCAAAGACCGAGCCAGCCAAGAAAGCCACCTTCGAGACGCCGGGTACTGTTACTACCTTACCGCACAAGATTTCAGGAGAGGGCGAAGCAGGTGGTACGGCGACTGCTACAAGGCAAGGTATTCCCGTTGCGTGGGGAAATCGCGGCACGGTAGTTACACCAAACAATCGCCGCGTCGAGTTCCAGTACGCGATGGTGCCCGCCCAAGCGGTTGTCACGTCTTTTGATAGCGCGTTCAATGTAAATCCTGATATTCCCGCAGGATGGCAACCGCGTGAGCGTGGCCGTGCGGCCAGCCAAGACCAGTTTAATTCAATGCTGACTCCCGGCGAGGGGCAGTTGGATGCTCACCGCATGGCGGAAAGTCCAAACGCCGGAGACGGTGCTCCGATCGTTACTCTGGTAAAAAATCCAGATGGTACTACCACAATAAAAGCCATTACACGGCACATGGGAGCTACCGTCGCAAAGACGGCATACGAAAGAGAAAGCCCGATAGCGGCACAGTTTAAGCAGGACACTATTGATTCCGCGTCCAAATTTGGACTCGCAGACGCGAATATTGACCATCCAATGTTGGTGCGTTTCCTCAAGACGGACATGAGTGACGCCCAGATTGCTTCCTTCGCGCAAGAGGCGAACGTTTCTACCACGGCACGCATGGGGGCGGTCGAGACGGCAAAGGTAGACGCACAGAAGCTCACGCCGGAGGTTATTGGCCTGTTGCAGCCAACCGATGACGGCAGCCTGAATAACGTCGCCAACGCCGACTTTGTGCGCGCCTTTGTGGACTCAGTGGCTTCGCCAAGCGAGCGCGGCGCGCTGATGACCAAAGAGGGCCAGGTATCGGTCGAGGGACTGGCGCGCATCCGGAACGCGCTGTTCGCCAAAGCCTACCCCGGCGCCAGTGAAATCACCGAAATGGCTCTGGAATCGCCTGACATCAACATAAAAAACGTCAAAAACGCGATGGATGCCGCGGCGCCACGGTTCGCACAGATGCAGGATATGATCGACCGCGACGTGCTGTACGACTTGGGAATTACTGAAGATATTGGCGACGCCGCGAAGAAACTGTCCGAATTGCGGAAGACCGGGCGCAGCGTTGAGGATTATCTGGGGCAGATCAATTTGCCGGGTGCTTCGGATATGTCGGATGCCGCGCGCGAGTTGTTGCGCGCAATCAACGAGAAAGGTCGTAGCGTAAAAGGATTGACGCAGATCTTATCGCAATATGCCGATGTGGTGATGGACCGTGGGCGCAAGGATCAAATTGGAATGTTTGGCGCGCCGGGCACGCCTGAAATTTCAAAGGAAAGCGTGCTTCGTTCTGTTGTTGGCAATAACTCGCTGATTGATTTTGGCGACGAAGCACCGGCACCATTGCCCGAACCCGCACCAGCGTCGAACAAACTCACGCCGCCGCCCGCCGCTGAGAAACTTACTCCGCCGCCTTCGGCAACGCACATTGAGTTCCCGGCCAGTCGTGAGATTCAGCCGAACGCGGCCGATGTCGATCGCCACAAGGAAATGCTGAAGGGACTCAACGCGAAGAAAGTGGCACAGGAAGTGGTTGCCGCGAAGCGCGACGAACGGCACATGGTTGACCAGTACGACAGGATTCGCGACGGTGGAATTGGGGCCGTCCTTAATACTTTCGATGGAAGTGAATTACGCGGGATGTTGGAAGGTGACGAAAACGTTGCCGAGATGTCAGATTCAGAATTAGAAAGCTACATAAGAGAAAATCAGGACGAAATCATTCATGGTTTGCTGACTAATTTACAGGACAGCATTTTCGAGACGCGCGCGCGTGAGCGTGCTGCATCAGGATTGAGTGGGAAAACCGCTGGTGAGTTGGAACCACCGCCTGCTGTAGAGCCACAAACCGTGCAGGTTGAAGCCGCGCGTCCAAATTTGGACGTGGAAAAACAACCCGAACAGTTCAAGGCCAAAAATAAAGGTGGCGTCGCTTCTATCGTTGTTACTGCTGACGGGCGTGAAGTTGTGGCTAGCGACTATTCCAAAGAGTTCACCAAAAAGAATCGTGACAAGCTAATCGCCCGGACGGGAAGCTCATCCGAGCCAATGATGTTGGTGGACGAAAACGGTAATGTGTTGGCGCAGTCCGCGGCGTGGAACATGCGGCAGGAATCGAAGTCGCCGGCCGAGACGCTGCAGGCGATGCCGGATACCGATCTGAAGGCCAAGATGGATGCCGCACGCGGAAGTTTAGCTGAAGCTAAACCCGGTAGCGCGATGCACAACGATATGGCGTCATACGCATCGCGTCTTGAAGATGAACTAAAGCGTCGCACAGATCTTGAAGCGCAACCGACTGGTTTTGGTAGCCGCAACACGATTGTTACCGAGGACGAGAAAGACGAAATTATCCGCCGGCTGACCAGCGGCCAGCTTCAGTCGGGCTTGCCGATTGATGACATCGCGAAACTCGGAATGTACTACTTCGAGGCCGGCGCGCGCGAGATTGGCGCGTGGACGCAGCAAATGGTCAAGGCGCTTGGCGAAGTGGTGCGTCCATATTTGGACGAGGCATGGAAGCGAATGCCGGATGTGGCAAAGACCGTCGCGGAAACCAAACTCGCAACGGCCGATGACGCCACACGCGAGAAAATAAATTCAGAACTTGATGCAGTCGACAAGAAACCGGAGGTGTTGAATGGCGCAGATACCGCCCGACCCGTGGGAACAGCGAATGATGTGGGAGTACAAAATCAAGGACGTGGAACAACTCCGCCGGATCTTGCAGCGCCCGCCAAACCCGAAGTTCAGCCAGCGAAGCCAGCAGCCCGACCAGTCCGACCAGGAGACGGAACTGGCACAGCCCCAAGACGATCTCCAGTCGCTATCCAACTTGATGCCCCCGCCAGAGTACGAGGGCAGTGGGTTGTAGACGTGGACAAATGGAAAGCGGAATTGCGCGCGAACGGATTGCCGGAGTCAGCGCCGGGGCCAACCGTCACATTATCGCCCGACGTGGACAAGATGCTCGTCTATCGCCCGCAAAAGCCGATCGTGGAAATGGCGCTGTCCGAGCTTGAGCATGGTTCTGGTTCATTTGTTGTGGGGGCCAGTACCGGCACGGGCAAGAGCTATGTGGGTGCGGCGATTATTAAAGAAACTCTTGACCGTAATCCCGGCCAACAATTCGTTGCGTTCCTTACAAAGAATCAAGATTTAGTTCGTGACATGAAGAATACATTGGCTGAATTTGGAATTGAAGGCATGGAGTTTCCATCCGGAGTAAGCGCGCCGCCGGAACCAGGTGTGTACGTCACGACGTATGCCACGCTTCGCAACCGACCGGGGATGGAAAACTTCCCGTGGAATCTTTCGGTGTATGACGAAGCCAGTGAAATGCGGAACTGGCAAAGCAGTCAGCAGGGAGCAAAGGGCCGCGTCATGGGCCGCAGCTCCGAAAAGAATCTATATCTCTCCGCCACGCCGTTTTCAAATGCGATTGACTTGGGGTACTTGGACTCTCTTGGATTGTGGAGTAAGCAAGGCTTTGAAACCTTCGCGAGACAGTTTGGCGTCACCGTTGACAAGCAAACGGGAATGCTCGCCGGCGGTAATGCGCCTCTGAAACTTGCCGCGTTCCGTGAACAGCTTATCCAACGCGGACAGTTTGTGAATCTGGACACGGATCTTACCGGCCATAAATTCTCGGTTGGTATCGCG